CAGACTTAGTACCCTTACTTTGTAATTGTTGTCTTAACTTCTTATACTTTCTACGTTTTGCTATAATAGCTTTACCATCTATGAAAGATGTTTTGTCTTTTTCATCATACGTGGTTGCTAAAAAGCGCAGACCTCTATCTATACCGACTACATGTTTCAAGTCAGCTTTTTCAAAGATATGGGGTTCTACAGTAGCAGAGATATGCAAGAAGTAATGTCCACACGCCTTAACAAGCTTAGCAGTGCCTAATTTACTATCTAGGTATTGTTCAAAGCCTTTCATAGAAAAGTCCATAATTTCACGGTTAGCTAAAGTATTAAGAGAGAGCTTGTCATTCTTAAAAGACCAATCACGTGCAGATACTAAATCACACTGAGGTCTCTTAAAGTTAATGGGTTTTTGTAACCATGATAGGTCACGTTGCTCTGTATACCAAGTATCCGTGTTATTATCTTTAAAATGATATGGCTTCTGCTTAAGTTGTGTTTCCACAGTCCTGTATCTAGCAATAACTGTTTTAAAGACAGATTGTGTCATCTGGGCTTTAAGACCAAACTGTTCCCTAACTTTATGATATAATGCTTTGTTAATGTCTTTTTGCTTAGGTACAAAGTTATGGTCAAAGTAGTATTGAGATACCAAATTACAAGCATTTCTATATTGTTGCATAGTTGCTAGTAACAGGTTAGCTTGTTCAGACGTAGGATATATTCTTGCTTTAATAGTTACAGTTGTCATTTATGTTTCACCTCTTCCCTTCACTATATAATATAGCAAAGTATTTTAGTGAAGCTTAGAGTATTAAAATTTTACAATAATTAGAAAGGAAGTGGCTGAGTGCCTTCCTCGCCTGTATAAATACAGGTGTCTCCATGCACTCTTTAAATGAAAAACCATAAATTCAAAAACAAAAAAGATGTTTCTGACTATACAGAAAATAATGAAGTATTAGATGTTTTTAAAGAAAAAGAACATTATGTTGTTACAGTTGAAGATGTTAATCCAGATAGGGTTAAGAAAGATACAAAATCAGATTCTAAAAAAGAAAATTCAGTTAAAGAAAAAAGTAATTCTAAAGTACCATCAAGTGATTTTGTATACCCAAGACATTTAGTTCAAGATAATTTAAAAGATGTCCCTAGTGTTAAACAAATTAAGTATTTACTTGGTCTTTCTTCAAAATATGACAAAAATGCAACTGAGAGAATCAGAGAAATAGAGAGTAAGGAAGAGGCATTTAACTGGGTGTCATACTTCAAAAAGAAGTATTCTATTCCAAAGAGCCATTGGAAAACAGAGCCACCCTCTGATAAACAGCTTAACTATCTTATTAGTTTAGTAGATAGGTATCAACCAGTAGATTATCCAGACTTATCTTCTATTAAAACTAAGAAACAAGCCAGTGAGTGGATTAATAAAATTAAAAATAGGTATGAGTAGGTATTGATTAATTTCAATACCTATTTTTATTGACTTTATGCTCTATCTAGCTATTTTTCTCTATTTATAAAGAATGGTTGAGAAGCTATTTAGCTTTGAAGACTATGATTGAACAATGATGCTCTGTAGCACTTAACTACTATTTGGTTTTGAACTTAAGGTCTTGAATTAAAAGAGCTTCTTTGTTTTTAAATACTATTTAACTATTTACACTCAAGTATCAGTTAAGACCCTCAGAACTGAATATTAGAGTGAAGTACCTAACTGAAAGTGATTCTTATTTAGTTGTTCCAACTATAATTGAATTAATTACTTAGTTGAATATACTATTAGCATCAAACCACTAAGTATGCTTATTTCAATTCAAAGAATTAGTTAAAACATGGGAGTGGTTTTCTCCCTTGTTGCATGGGTAAAGGGGAATTAGTTCAGTTGAGTACGAAGTACGATACTGTACTAAGGGACATTAGGGGGTATGCAATACCCTCTTTGTCCAACTGTACTTGAATTGATGTCTATTTGCACTTACTCAAAACAAAACAAAACTAACCAAAACTACTCAAAGCTAAACTACACTACACTATACTATACTGAGCGGAATTTTTCCGACTTCGTGCAGACTTTTGGCAACTTATATTGTGTACAATATAAATATTGCTATAAATGCTGATATAGAGGCATTATGTGTCTAAAATATTTCGTTAAGATTTTGAGTTATAATAGTTATATAAGAAAATTAGAAAAAGTTTGACAAAGTTATATAAGATGTGCTACACTGGTTACATAAGGTATAGGAGGTAGCATTTTATGATAAATCACAAGGTAATTTCAGTAAGTATCACACCAGAGCTCCATAGATTAATCAAAAATCAGTGTGCTAAGGATAACGTTACTATAAGTGGTGTAATACAGGAAAAACTAACAGAATATATTGTTGATGCAAGAAGAAGAGAGGAAGACAGTGATGGCAAGTAGAAGATTATTCTCTGGCATGGAAGACCAAAGTGAGAATGTTTTAATAAATATAAGTGACGGTGCTTTTAGACTATATCATTATTTGAACACAGTATTTGCTGATGATTTTGGATTCATTCAATCAGTAAAGTCTGCTCTAAGATTAGTAGGAAAAACAAATGATGACTTGCAAGAGTTAATTGATAATAATATTGTATATCAGTTTGATAGTGGAGTATGTGTCCTATTAAATTGGCAAGTAAATAATTCCGTTTCACCTAGTAAAACGCAGGCTCCATCATGTCCAAAAGAGCTATCTTATGTATACATGGAAAATGACTGTCGGTATATAGTAAGTGACACTCCTGTACGTGTTATTCCTAATTGGGATAAAGATGATTCAAAAACACATATTACAAGAAAGGACATGTTTAAGGAATCAAATAGACTTTCTATCCCAGCTAATGTAAATAAAGAAACTGGAGAAATTATGGAACCTAGAGAAAGTGTAGAAGACACAAAAAAAGAAGAAGCCCCAAAGTTAGCTTCTTCTACACAATCCAGCTCTGATAGTCACACCCAAGACTTAGATGCTGGAAATCAATATATGAGTAACAAGTATAGGGAAAAGCATCCTGTACCAGATGATAACTCGGATGGATTACCTTTCTAACTCATATATAGTATAGCACACTTATGTATAAATGTCAAAGTTTCACATAAAATGGAGGAATAAATTATGGAAAATTCAATTATTAAAACAATTAGATTAAACTTATTAGAAGACACTAATGATTTAGATTTACTACTGGAACAAAAAGTAAAGAGTATTCCCACTGGATATGAAGTTTCACAGATTACTAGACTTGGTTCTCATAATGATACTGGTATTTTTGCTATTGTATTCAATAAGGAACCTTCTCAAGCAACTAGTGGGTTACCTAAACCAGTGCCTACTCCAAAAGGATTACAGGATTCAAGTCCCTCAGCTAAGCAAATTAAGTATTTAACTTTTTTAGTTGATAGCTTGCAACCAGAAGACTTTCCTGGAATTGATGAGATTACTACTTCTAAGCTAGCAGGTCAGTGGATTAAAAAACTTAAGAATATGCAAAAAGAGGAATAAATATGTATACTTTAAAGCTTCTCCCTACTAAAATTAAAGGAAAGTATCTTCAGCTCCACTTGCAAATTGTAGATAAGGATAACTTGGATGTATACTTTAAATTAACTCAATCTAAATTGAATAAACACACTGTTAAGTATTCAAAGGCATTAGGTTTCCCTAACAGTAAAATTACTGTGAATGATTTAAAAGAGTACTTTGATGAAGAAATGATATTACATTCACAAGATAATCGGGGATATTGTCTTTACTATACAGGCAATGTTAGGCTAAGAGATTACGCAGAACCGCATTTAAACATCTTTACTTTGAAACCAATTAAATAATAATTAATAGCTTATATTATATAGTGTATCCAAAGTGTGGTACAATATAACTGTAAGCTATTTTGTTTACATAAATAAATTAATTAATAGAAAGGAAGCAAAGCTTTGTCACATAAGAATAAAAAGTCTCTGCGCAGAGCACTAGTTGGTGTGGCTATTGGCTTAGGAATGTTTGGGTTGGTAAGTGTGGGGGCATCTCATACTAGACTAGCAAACAGTCTTGAACCACAAGTAGCTCAAGCAGCAACTAGAGAACAGGGTGTTGACTGGTCTAAGTACCAGGGTTACTCTGGATTGCAAGGTCAGAAATCCGATAAATTTGCAATTTCACAGGTAGGTGGCTATACTTCTGGTTACTACTATGACCAGGCTACGTACAAGTCACAGGTTAGTTCTGGTATTGCTCAAGGATTACGTATGCATACCTACATTTGGTTTGAGGCAGGTACAAGCACAGCCCAGGGAAGAGGAATTGTGCAACACTTCTTACCTAAGGTACAAACACCAAAAGGTAGTATCATTGCCCTGGATGTTGAAGGTGGGCTAAATGGTGCTTATAAGCAAGCCAATACTAATGCTATTATTGCTGGTATGCAAGCAATTAAAGATGCTGGATATACTCCTGTTTTGTATACAGGTAAGCCATATTCACAGGCTAACCTGTATCCTCAGCAAATTGTTAATAAATTTGGTAATGATAGTTTATGGATTGCTAGTTATGCTACTATGAGTGCTAGCTGGAGTCCTAACTATAATTACTTCCCTAGCATGAATGGTATTGGACAATGGCAATTTACATCCAGCTATACTGGTAAGTCTTTGGATGGTAATGTTGACTTAACTGGTATTACTAAGTCTGGGTACAGTGGTACATATAAACCATCTAAGGGTGGTACAGTTGCTAACCCTAAAGGTAACAATGCTAAACAGCCTAGCGCTGTTAAACAAGGTTTAAAGGCTAATAGTAGTGCTAAGAAAGTTGGTTCTACTGTTAAGGTTAACTTTAGAGCTAGTCGTTGGTCAAATGGATTGAGCATCCCTTCTTGGGTAAAAGGTAAGTCTTATAAAGTAATCCAAGTTTCAGGTAATAAGGTATTGCTTGGTGGAATTATGAGTTGGATTAATAAATCAGACGTAGAAGTTACCTTGACTCCTAGTCAGACTACAAGCTCCCAGAATAGAACGCAGTCTTCAACTTATTACACTGTAAGATATGGTGATAATCTTAGCTCCATTGCTAGTCGCTATGGTGTAAGTACTGGTCAACTTCAATCATGGAATGGTATTGCTAATGCCAACAGGATTTACGTTGGTCAGAGGCTAGTTGTTAAGAAGGGTGCTAGTCAGACTACAAGCGCCCAGAATAGAACGCAGTCTTCAACTTATTACACTGTAAGATATGGTGATTTTGCTTCTACTATTGCTCAAAGAAATGGTATTAGTTTAGCACAGCTTAAGAGCTGGAATAATATTTATAACATCAACCTTATCTATCCAGGTCAGCGTTTAATTGTCAAAAAAGGTACTAGCCAGTCTAGAGTTACTACAAGTACTCAAGGAAGATACAGAATTGTTCAAAAAAATGATTCCCTTTCTAAAATTAGTTACTTGACTGGCTATAGTATTAGTTACTTACAGTCTAAGAATGGTATTAGTAATCCTAACTTTATCCGAGTAGGACAGCGTATTTACTATTAAGATTAATTTAGGGTCTCTTAGCTGAGGCTCTATTTTTTTGTGTGTAATAAATAATATGCTACTAGTTTGTGGTATACTATCTTAGTAGAGCAACTATATTATACAGTAGAAAGCAGGTGAGATGCACAAATTGGCAATTTTTAACAAGTTTTTTAAGCGTGATAAAGACAACTTTGTAAATTTAGATGATTTTAAAGATGGTAGTATTAAGCCTCGAACCAAGGAAGGTCAAATTACTTCTATTGAAGTTGGCGGTGATGATACTACTAAGGATACTGATGAAATTAATAAATCATTTACTAAGGGTCGGTCTGAGTCACACGCTGGGTTATCTAGTTTAAATAGTGCAAGTTTTGATGCCCCTACTGGTAATAGTAATAAGTTACCTAAAGATTTTTTTATTAGACGTAAACAGATACTCAGAATGTTTGGAACAGGTAATCTAGTAGCCCAGTCGATTATTAGAACTAGAACTAGTCAAATACGTAAGTTTGCTAATCCTTCTCGTGAGACAGCAGACGGAATTGGTTTTCAGATTATTCCACGAGACCAAGAGGGAAAGAAGTATACTGATGAACAAATTAAAGAAATACATCGCTTAGAGGATTTTATTTATAATACAGGTAAGGAGTATCATAGCTATCGTGATACTCTGGCTACTTTTTTAACTAAGCTAGTCTTTGATTACTATGTATATGACCAGATTAACATTGAACGTTTATTTGAATCCCCTACATCTAATAAGTTAAATCACTTTAATATTACAGATGCGGGTACTATTGTAATTGATAAGCTTCCTAGTAGTAAAGATTCTAAGCGTCAGTTTTCACAGATTATAGACAATAAAGAAGTACACAAGTTTAACGAACGTAATATGACTTTTATTACATACTGGGATACTGGTGATGTTAATAGTTTTGGTTATGGATACTCTCCTGTAGAGGCTTCTATGGCTCATTTAGGATATTTTAATGATACTGAACAGTTTAATGCTAGATTTTTTAAACAAGGTGGTACAACTCGTGGATTACTTGTAATTAATGCAGGGGATAATCAATATTCACAAGTAGCTTTGGAAAGTCTACGTAGAACATGGACTAGTCTTAAAGGTGTTAATGGAGCTTGGAAGATACCAGTTATGACTGCTGCTGATGCCAAGTTTGTTAATATGACTCAATCCTCTAAAGATATGGAATTTGAGGAATGGTTAAATTACTTGATTAATGTCTTAGCAGGCGTATTCCAAATTAACCCAGAAGAGATTAACTTCCCTAATAAGGGTGGTGGAGCTACTGGCAAGGGTGGCGGAGCTACTTTTGAATCTAAGGGTAGTGCTCGTGATAGAAGTTCTGCTTCTAAAGAAAAAGGGTTAACTCCTCTACTTAAGTTTATTGAATCTATCATTAACGATGAAATCTTAAGGTATGTTAATAAAGACTATCGTTTTGAGTTTACTATGGGTGACACTGGGGAAGAGCAACGTACTCAGGACCTAATTAGCACTAAACTTAAGAATGGTATGACTCTAAATGAGGCTCGTGAGGCAAATGGATTACCTCATAAAGAAGGTTTTGATACTCCAGGTGATTCTAATAACTGGGTACAATATCAAACGATTCAAGCTAAAACTGACCCTGCTAGTTCTTATACACAACAACATAAAAATGATGCTAATCCAACTAATGGTGATGCTCCTGAATTTAATCCTAATAAGGATGATAAATCCCAAGGTGATGATGATTTGAAGCAACCACTACCACCTACTGATAAAAATAAGGATAATTCAAAATAAGTGTTATATTATAGTAGAAGTATTAAAAGGTTCAGACCCACCAACTCAGTAAGGTAATTATTAGGTAGTGGTATCATGTGGGTTTACTAGGATGAAATAGGCTTAGTATAAACATGCCCCTAATATTTACTGAGTAAAGTTCTACTATTTATTTAGTAGAAACTCCTTTGGGAGTAGGTCATTATAATTAGTGAAAGTCAATATAAGGTGGTGAGTTTGAACGGAAGCTACTAAATTAGAAGATACCCTAAATTTTTATGTGCCAATTGATACTATTAAATCAGTGAATGCTGATGATACAGTTGAAAAAGGTAGTAATGGACAGATTCTTGTTTCTGGTTGGGCTTCTACTGGTGATAGGGATTTCCAAGGTGAAACTGTAGAGCCAATTGGGATTGATGCTACTTATCTATTTAATAACGGATGGATTGACTATGAGCACGACACTAATAAGGTTATCGGTGCTCCAACTAGTAATTCATATGTTGATACAGATAAAGGTTTATACATAGAGGCTCGTTTGTTTAAGGATGTTCCTGAAGTTAAAGAGATGATGTCACTATATGATAACATCCAAGAGAGTGGTGTAAATCGTAGCTTAGGATTTTCTATTGAAGGAAATGTTAGGGAACGAGATGAGGATGACCCCTCTATTATCAAGGATGTTATGGTAACTGGAGTTGCCCTAACTAAGAATCCTGCTAATGGTTCAGCTTTGCTTGATTCTGTTATTAAGTCTAATAATGCTAAACAGGTAGAGAAGAATAAGTGGATGCGGGCATATAAGAAGACCCGTCCTAACAATGCTAAAAAGACTTATGAAGCAGGTTATGGCATTACTCCAGAAACACAACATGATGGAGGAGCCTTAAGACCAGAGTCACTTCTAAGTCATATTACATATTTAACCCATTCTATGGAACAGTTAAATGAAAATGGTGGTTTAGATGAGTTTATTCATGAAATGGCTAAGGCTATTGATGAAAGAAGTCCAGAAGATAAATCCATTAAAGCAATGTTTTTGCAAATAACAACTGGAGTTTCAAAATCAGAGGCTTTGCGAACTTTAGCAGGTGAAGATGAAGGTATAGATAATACTAAATTAGAACATCAGTTAGATGTAAATCCTAATACTGGTGATGAAGATGATGATGATTAATTAAAGGAGGCAACGTATACTTGGCAAAGAGTGCACAAGAGGCATTAGAAAAGATTAATGCTACACAAAAGTCAATTGCGGATAAAGCAGAAGAAATTACTAAATCTGTTGAAGATGCAAATGACAAAGAGGGAAAGGCTGAAGAATCAGCTAAAGCTAAGAAGTCAGAAGTAGAAGATAAGAAG